GGCTGTGTACGGGTCTGGGATTTTCCGCACCACCGAGCAGAAAGCGACATATCGCATGGCACGCATCCAGGTTCTGACCCTCCCGTCGCAGGAGCAGAACGGGTACACGAACTACCCCTTCGCTCTCGTCATCGACCAGGTCGAGCACGAGTCGATCAACAGCGCCGAGGGCGGTGTCATCGCCGAGGTGTCGGCGGAGTTCTTCGACCTGGAGTCCATCGCCAAGGCCACCGGAGCGACGGGCGTCATCGTCGCCAACGGCACGCTCGACGTCGCCTGATGTCACCCGCACCACACGCCCACTGACCGAAACGGACTGGCGGGCCTCACCCGAAACGGGAGGAACGCCATGCCTGGTCGTGGACCCGCACCGAAGGCCGCGAACAAGCGAGCCCGCCGCAACGCCGAGCCCGTCACGATGCGGATCCTGCCAGCGATCATCGCCGAGCAGCCCGAGCTGCCGACGCGCTACAAGACGAAGGACGACGAGGACGGCACCTGGACCGACGAGGTCGACTGGCCGCTCGTCACGGTCCGCTGGTGGGCGATGTGGCGAGACTCCCCGCTCGCCGCCGCGTTCACGTACAACGACTGGTCGTTCCTGATGGACACGGCCCTGCTCCACGCGGAGTTCTGGGAGGGCAACGTCAAGCTCGCTCCCGAGCTCCGGCTCCGCGAATCGAAGTTCGGCGCGACCCCCGAGGACCGCGCCCGGCTTCGCATCACGTTCGCGCAGGCCGAGGAGGCAGAGACGAAGACCGCCACCCGCCGCGCGAGCTCGCGTGACCGGTTCGGCGGCGTGGCCCTGCCGCAGGAAGCGACGGGAGACTGATGCCCTGGCGACCGCTCGACGGCGAGACGTTCCCCACGCTCGGCTACCACGTCGCCGACCAGATGGCCGAGTACCTGGACTACGTCGTCACGCGCGAGATGCTCGAATTCCTGATCCGCTTCTACGAGATCGACCCGCTCACCTGCCGCCGCGTGAAGACCCGCGGAGTGATCCAGCGCTCGCGTGGCTGGGGGAAGTCGCCGCTCCTCGCGTCGCTCGGTATCAGCGAAGCGCTGTTCGAGGTCGTCCCCGACGGATGGGACGCCGAGGGGCAGCCCGTCGCGCGCCCCTGGTCCGACTTCAAGAGCGCGATCAACGTCCCGATCACCGCGACCTCCGATGACCAGGTGCAGAACACGTGGGCACCGATGCTCGAGATGGCACGCACCGACGCGCTCGTCAACGAGTTCGACATCGACCCGATGGACACCTTCATCGCGATCCCCGGCGGCAAGATCGAGCCCCGCACCTCGTCGGGACGCTCGATCAAGGGCCTCCCCGGCCAGGTCGCGGCGATCATGGACCAGACCGAGGAGTGGGTCCGCGGCAACGGCGGCATCCGCCTCGCCCAGAACATCCGCGACAACTCCACGAAGGCGTCCGGCGTCGTGATCGAGTCGCCGAACGCGTTCACCCCGGGTGAGAACTCGGTCGCCGAGGCATCGGCGCGCGACTGGGACCTGATCAAGTCGAAGAAGTACGTCGACCTGAGCAAAGTGCGGCAGCTCCTCTACGACCACCGCGAAGCACCGGCAGACACCGACCCGACGGACTCGGCGTCGCTCGAGTACGGGCTGCGGTACGCGTACGGCGACAGCTCGGATCACCCCGACGGCTGCGTCATCCACGATCCGCCGTGCGAGCCCGGCTGGGCACCGATCGAGCGGCAGATGCTGGCCTTCCTCGACACGTCGAACGACCCGCAGTCGCTCCGCGCGAACTTCCTCAACCAGATCACCCACGCGACGAACTCGTTCGTCTCGTCGCCCGACCTCCGCGCGATCCAGGACCTCGACAAGGTCATCACGAAGACCGAACCGGTCACGCTCGGGTTCGACGGCTCCGAAGGGCGCAAGCCCGGCCGCGGCACCGCCGACTCGACGGTCCTGGTCGGGTACTCCGTCGCCCAGAAGCACCTCTTCAAGATCGGCGTCTGGGAGCAGCCCGACGGGCCCAAGGGCGAGGGCTGGCGACCTCCCGTTCTCGAGGTCGAGGCGGCCGTCCGGCAGGCGTTCAAGGACTACAACGTCGTCGGGTTCTACGCGGACCCGTCCGCGGGCTGGGCTGGCCACGTGAAGACGTGGGAGGCCGAGTACGCGAAGCGGCTCAAGGTCCGGATGTCCCGCGACGAACCGATCCGGTGGCGGCAGAAGGACCTCGCTCGCACGACGGGCACGTTCGATCAGCTCGAGTCGGCCATCAGCGCCGGCGACATCACCTACGACGGCTCTCCTGAGCTCACCTCCCACTTCCTCAACGCCCGCCGCGACCCTCGCCGGTCCGGCTACGTGCTGAAGAAGCCGGATGAGGACCAGGACGGCTCGAAGATTGACGCGACCTGGGGCGCGATGTTCGCCTACGCGGCCGGCATCGACGCCCTCGGCGCGAAGCTCACGAAGAAGAAGACCGCCGCCCGCCGCATCTACTGAGAGGGACCCTGTGGCTACCACACCCGCCGAATGGCTCCCGATCCTGGCGAAGCGTCTCGACGCCCGTCAGGCGCGCATCGCGCGGAACCGTTCCTACGCGAACGGGAACGCGCCGCTGCCGGAGATGAGCAAGAACACCAAGGAGACGTGGAAGGCGTTCCAGAAGAAGGCCCGCACGAACTACGGCGGCCTCGCCTGCGAATCCCTCGGCGGCCGCATGGTCCCGAACGGTGTTCGTGTCGGCTCATCGACGACGAGCCCCGCTGCCGTCGCCGCACGTCGAGTGTGGCGCGACAACCGCCTCGACGTGGTGTTCGGCGACGCGATCTCGAACATGCTCACCACGAGCGTCGGCTACCTCGTCACCGGAGTCCGCGACGGCCAGCCGATCATCACGTCGGAGAAGCCCGAGCAGGTCATCACCGCCCCCGACCCGACGCAGCCGTGGCGGGCCCGCGCGGCGCTGAAGGCGTGGCGCGACCCGGACGCCGGCAAGGACTACGCCCTGGTTTGGGCCCCCGGCGTCCGGCAGCGGTTCTCCCGCAATTCGACCAACGACAACGGCACGCCCGTCCCGCAGGTCGACGGCGAGTGGCAGGTGGACGGCGAGCCGGAGACCTTCGCCGGCGGCGTCCCGGTGTACGTCCTCGAGAATAAGGACGGGGTCGCGGAGTTCGAGCCGCACACCGATGTCATCGACCGCATCAACCTCGGGAAGCTGCAGCGACTGGTCACGACCGCGATGCAGGCGTTCAAGCTCCGTGCGGTCAAGGGCGGCCTCCCCAGCCAGGACGAAGACGGCAACGACATCGACTGGGCGAAGGTCCTCGAGGCCGCGCCCGGCGCGCTGCTGGACCTCCCCGAAGGCATCGACGTGTGGGAGTCGGAAGCGACCGACATCCGCCCGCTGCTCGATGGCGAGACGACCGACGCCCGCGACTTCGCCGGCGTCATCCGCACGCCGATCTCGGTGTTCATCCCGTCGGGTGAGAACCAGTCCGCCGAGGGCGCAGCGAACGCGAAGGAGGGCGAGATCCAGAAGGCGAAGGACCGCATCGCGCGCGCCTCCTCCCCGGGGGAAGGCGCTCTCCTCGAAGCGCTCCGGGTGCTCGGTGTCGACGACGGCGAGACCATCGAGCTGCTGTGGATGCCGCCCGAGCACGTCTCGTTCACCGAGAAGACGCTGGCCGCCACGCAGGCGAAGGCGGCCGGCATGTCGGCCCGGTGGATCAAGCAGAACATCATGGGCATGTCGCCGGACGAGATCGCGCAGGACGAAGCCGACGCGGCCACCGACCAGCTGCTCGCCGCGACCCTGATCGGAGCAGCCGGTGGCACTGGCAACGCTTGACCAGCTGACCGCGGCCCACCAGACGACGACGAAGCAGATCCGCGACCGGACCCTGGCGCTGACGGCGGCCCGGTGGGATGCGTCGCCGGACTACCGGGACGCGGACATCGACCGGCTGATCGCGCAGATCCTGCCGCAGGTGCAGGCCGGCCAGCTCGCCACGGCGACGCTGACGAACGCCTACATCGGGCAGGCGGCCCTCGTCGCCGGCACCACCGCCGGCGCGAGCGTCGACCGGGACGCGATCCTCGGCTACCGGGGCACGCCCTCGGCCGACGTGTACCGGCGCGGCGCGGTCACGCTGTACACGGCGCTGTCGAACGGCTCTCCGTTCGACGCTGCGATCGCGTACGGGCTCGACCGGATGCTCACCATCGTCGCGACCGAGCTGCAGCAGGCGAAGAACCGGCAGGCGCAGCGCGCGCTCGAGGCGTCCGGGTTCTACGGCTACCGCCGGGTCCTCACCGGCCTCGAGAACTGCGCGCTGTGCGCCATCGCCTCGACGCAGAAGTACTCGAAGCACGAGCTCATGCCGATCCACCCCGGCTGCGACTGCGGGGTGCAGCCGGTCAAGGACTCCGACGGGCCCGGCACGATCCTCGACCCGGACCTGCT